TATGAGGTTATCAAGATTGACGGTGAAGAAAGGTTTTGTGAATGGGACATTGAAGAAGGTGGAAAGTATCAGGAAGTACCTAAGTGGTTGTTCCCGGTCAAGGCAACCGCTGACTTCATTGATATGGATGCCGGGGACGGTAGGAATCAGGCGTTGTTCAATTATATTCTGACCCTGACTGCAAATGACTTTACGGTTGAAGAAACCCGTGAGTGCATCCGCATCTTGAACAAGTTTGTTCTGAAACAGTCGCTTGGTGATGATGAACTGGAAGTGATCTTGCGTGATGAAGCGTTTCAAAAGCCTGTTTTTTTCCTTGGCAGCACATTCCTGTTTGATAAGTTTGCCACATTTATGAAGAATCAGGCACACGTTGTCAAAATCAACGGGCAGCTTCACATATACAAAGACGGTGTATATTCCAATGGTTACAGGGAAATTGAATCAAACATGATTCAGCATATCCCTAACCTGAAAAAGATGCAACGCCGGGAAGTGCTTGATTATATGGAACTGATTGTTGATGAAAAGGTACAGTCAGATGCAAACCTGATTGCTTTCAACAATGGTATCTATGACATTGTGACCGGAGAACTGAAACCATTCAGCACGGACATTGTTATTACAAATAAAATCCCGTGGAACTATGACCCGGATGCCTACAATGAATTGGCAGATAGCACACTGAACAAATTAGCGTGTGGTGATGCAACAATCAGGGCATTGTTAGAAGAATGTATTGGTTATTGCTTTTACAGGCGTAATGAGTTAGGCAAGGCGTTCATACTGACTGGTGACAAGTCCAACGGTAAAAGTACATTTTTGGATTGTGTCAAGGCAATTCTTGGTGATCGGAACATATCAGCACTTGACCTGAAAGAACTGGGGGACAGATTCAACACTTCAATGATGTTCGGCAAATTGGCAAACATTGGTGATGATATTGGTGATGATTTCCTTCAAGGGTCACAGGTCAGTGTGTTCAAGAAGATCGTCACAGGTAACCGCATCAAGGCAGAACGCAAGGGACAAGACCCTTTTGAGTTCAACCCGTTCATCAAGTTATTGTTTTCTGCAAATGACATACCAAGGATGAAGGACAAGACCGGGGCGGTGCTTAGGCGTTTGGTTATTATTCCATTCAATGCCACATTCAGCAAAGATGACCCGGACTATGAACCATTTATCAAATATAAGCTGACACAGGAAGAACCTATTGAATACTTCATCAGATTAGGTGTGGAAGGTCTGAAAAGGGTCATCATCAATAACGGGTTCACCAAGTCAGACAAGGTTCAGAACCAGTTGGATGAATATGAAGAAGAAAACAACCCTATCCTTGCATTTATCAATGATACAGGTGTTGACAGAATTGAGAATGAACCAACCGCTGATGTTTACAAGCGTTATCAGGTATTTTGTGCAGACAACAGTATGCAGCCAATGTCAAATATCGTATTCAGCAAGCAAATAAATAAAAGGCTTGGGTTCAGAGTGATTCAGAAGAAAGTGAACAATAGAAACTGCAAAATCTTTGTTGCAGAATAGAAAGGACGGTGATTGAAATGAATGAAGTTTTGTTCAGCAGTAACACAGATGACTGGGCTACACCACAGGACTTATTTGATGCACTGGATGCAGAATTTCATTTCACATTAGACCCATGTTCCAGTGAACAGAATCATAAATGTGACAGATATTTTACTAAAGAAGATGATGGGTTATTGCATGATTGGGGGGGGGGATGTGTATTTTGCAACCCGCCCTATGGTAAAGAAATGTATAAATGGGTTGAGAAATGCTATTTTGAGGGACGGAAAGAACACACAACCGTTGTTCTGTTGATTCCGGCAAGAACAGACACCAAGTATTTTCACGATTTTATTATACACAGGACAGAAATTCGATTCATAAAAGGTCGGTTGAAATTTGGGAACAGTAAAAATGCAGCACCTTTTCCTTCAATGTTGGTGATATTCAGGGGTGCAAAAGTTTGATAAGAAAGGAAGGTATCAGTTAGTGAAAGGTGGAAGAAATACAGAAGGTTATGCAGACCCAACGGCAACTATTGCCGTTGGTAGAGTGGCAAAGGAAGAACGTGAACAGATTGAATGTGAAGCAGCAGACAAACGTGCCTATGATCTGATTAAGGTTTTGAAGTACATCATCAAAGGTGCGGGGTTTGAACTGACTGAACGTGTTCAGGTGAAAGATACCAAGACAGGAAGGGTTTACAGATGATTGAAAAAATAAAGAAATTCATCAGAATAATCACAATACTACTAATGACCGCCCTTGTCATATTTCTAATATACACAGTATTCAAGTATGAATGGAAAAACATACTTTGTTTTGTAAGTGTCATTACAGTGTTTCTTATTATCTGTTGGGCGTTTGATTGGTGAAAGGAAGGTGTTCAGAATGACAGAAAATGTATGTGTTACCTGTCAGTATTATGAAGGTTGCAACCGCCCTGAACGCTTTATGAAGTGTATGGGATATAAAGAAAAACAGGAAAGGGGTGAAGTAAATGCACAGCAGACTGGAAGATGATGCACAGTATGAATGGTGCAGACAGTGGGAAGAAGAACACAGACGGAAGATCACCCGGAAGAAACAGAAGAAAATCAGACGGGTGCAGCACTGGTGTAACTGCAAATTATATATCGAGTATGCTTGGTATGAGTTCCGGGCAATGATGAAAGGTTAAGGATGAACAGAATGGAAAATAAACTTTTAGAATTATTTGAGAAACAGGACACAGTATCAATGAATGATGACATTTTCCCGCTTGTGGAAGAAGAATTTGAAGGTCAGGTCATGGGTAATGAAGTTTATGAACTTGCACACCAGTACATAGGTCAGTTGTTGTGGGGTGTGTATGCAGCGGGAATCAGTTTCATTGCATCACCTGTTTTTGGGAGTGGTGACTTTGGAAAAATGGTTGTGACTGATGTTGTTTATGAAAAAGTAACGGTATAGTAACTGTTGGTAACGGTTTAGGGTAACGGTTAAAATGCTTTATTTATGC